ATGCGTGCATACGTGGAGTAAGCGGAGAAATTATTCTCCGCTTTTTTTATACCTCGCCTCATATTCGGCCTTTATCATTTCTCCTACATGCGAAGCCAACTCCCGAGGGTTAGGATTGTTCAAATATTCGCTCCACGCCTCGGCGACGAACTCTTTTAGATTGGTCATCGCATATTTCGACAGGTTGTCTTTGATGTAGCCTGCACCCAGGACGATCGCTTCCTGATACCAGTCTTTCGAGCCAAGCTGCTGTGACACATGGAGCAGTTCGTCGATACGGTGTCCGAGTTCATGGTCGAACACGGATTTCACCGTGTCGCAACCTTCCGGATGGAATTTGGCTTTTACGTCGCCCTGTAAGGATTCCGTTATCTTCGTTCCAGCCCAGGCTGTATTAAATACCACGCCGTCTAATCCATACTCCTTACCTGCCGAATGGGAATACGCATAACAGCTGGTGTAAGCCACCTTCCGGGCCCGGCGCATAGCTACCTTTTGGATGTCCTCGTCCCTCGCCCAGCTATTGTGCGGGTTGCTTCTCATTTCTTTGAAAAACTCCTCTGCAAAGGCCTTGACACGCCCCTGCATCGAGCCAACAAAATGCACCTCTTCCCGCAACTCAGGGAATGTTTTGAAGTGGGAACTAACGCATTCGAATATATCACGAACCTGCGCCATGTCGGACTTCTTAAATCCGTCGAGGCGGCATTTTACACCGAGCTGTGCGCGGAACGCTTCCTCGGCCTCGGCAATCGTCTTGGCAGCAAACCCATTTTTAACCTCCCGCTTGTCGGCCATATCGGTTATTACCGTTTTTGCCTGGATTGAAAGGTTGTAATACGGATGGTGTTTCGGGAAAATCACTCTATCCATGCCGGGATTGAAACGGAACATTTCAGCGCGGTTACGTCCCTGACTGTCGAGGTCCGTGGTCGCTTCGCGTACAAGCTGTGAAACCTCGTTCCGATCGGTGTAATCGTATTTGCCCTTGCGTACCTGCACGACCCTGCACCGACATTTCCATCCGTTCGGCGGCATGATCTCCGACCAGCACGGATCGTCCTGCGGACGGGTCAGTCCTTCGAGTTTCGCATGCGCGGGCCGTACTTTGCCGTCGTTGGCCGTGCGGTATTGCAGATCGTAATCATTCCCTTCTCGCTCGATTTCGGCCCATTGCGCCGCCGCCTGTGCGGAGTGTACGGCAAACTGATGTTCTGCCTCCAGATAGCGTTCGTTGTACTCGGGGTGTATCTGTCGGACCTCCTCGAAAAACTTTCCGAACGGTTTGATCCGTCCCCGATCATCGCGCAGGAGCTGCGAGGCCTCACGCAGTTCGTGATAGGTCTTGCAGCCCGAAAACACGAACACGTCGCGCCCGAGCCTGTCGGCCATTTCCGTCGGAATTTCAGCATCCTTCAGTCCGATGTTGACCCCTTCCATCAGGGCGTCGGTTATTTCGTCGATCAGCGTCCGGATCGGCTGATCCTCGAGCATGTCGGGACGGAAGTCCCCGGCCTTTTGCAAGTGCTTTGCGGCGTTTCGGAACGTCGACAGACGCACGACAGGCTTTTTGTCTTTGCCGCCCTCCGCTGCCAGCGTCACCGGATCACCCAGTCCGTAGACCGCCGCCAGTCTTTCGTGCAGCCCCCTGTACGCGATCAGGGGGCGGTTGCGAAAAAATCGACTTCCCGGGGCTGCGGCACGGACAGCTGTCCCGGCACGGTGAAGGCCTTATCGGTGCAGACGATGCCGAACTTCTCCTCGATCCAGTCGTTCGGCACGTCCTTGAACTGAAGGAGCTGCACGACCATCGCCCACAGTTTTTCGACGTCCTCCTCCTGCTGCCAGGAAAACACGCTTCCCTCGGGCAGAATGCCTATGTACACCAGAGCGGGGATCACCGTGGAGTTCCAATATCCCGCCAGCATCTTACGGTCCGCCATCACCAGCTTCTCGAACAGCCGGATGCTGCTCTCCTCTTTGGAGCGGTTGCCGTTCACGGTGTCCTGTCCGATCACGGCTCCGTTCACCAGCACCGAGACCGCCTCCTTGCACAGGGCGATCAGGTTGTTGTAGACATCGCCGTTGGTGTCGGCTCCCTTTGCGAACTGGAACTCCTCCGTGCGGTCGATGATGAAGTAGGCCGCCGCCCCCATGTCGCGCAGCATGGCCTCGGCGCGGTCGAGCATGGCGGGGTCCTGCGTGTCGGTCTTCATAAAGCGGGGCGGGATGCCGTATATCTCGCAGAGCTCCGACCAGCAGGATTGCGCGAAGCGCATGAACAGCACGTGCGGCACGGCCTTGTTCAGCAGGCCGTAGTCGTGATCCTTGCCGAACTCCAGGATGAAGTTCCCGAACTCCCGGACCTCGCGGTACTGGAGGCCTTTACTGTCGTCTTCCCGGAACAGCAGCATTCCCTTCTCGGGAATCACGTTCTGCCGGGGCAGCAGGGTGACGGCCACGGGTTCGGTTGTGTTCCCGGTCGTCGTGAGTTCCACGAGCGTATGACCGTACATCACGCTGTCGAGGATGTGGGTGTTGAGCTCCGTGACCCATGATGCCGCATTGAGGACCGCCGTAGCCTGGTCGTCGATCTCGTCGCCTACCTTGATCTCGAAAGGTGTCAGGAGCGTCGCCTTCTGCCGCAGTTCGATCTGCGAGGTGAGATGTGCGCAGAGCATCACGTCGTCGTAAAGATTCATCAGCCGTGCCCGGCGCGGATTGTCGACGTTATCCGCCGCGCGCAGCGCCGACCGCCAGGTGGCGATGTCGGACCGGGTCCGCGACAGGGTTTTCGGAACGATACTGCGGATGTAGCCCTCGCGCCGCCTGGCTGTTTTCGGACCATTCGTTTTTACGGCCAAATTCGCGGTCTTATTCGTGGCGTCGTGGGTTTTCCTGCTTCTGTTCTTTTTCTGCATTGTGTGAACGATTAAAGGGTATTTAAACGGTGTTTAGTCATCGAAGCCGTGGCGGAACTTGCGGCGGCTACCCATCCGGGCAGTGATGCGGACCTCTCCGTCTTCGGTCTTGAGCAGCGGCAAACCGGGTGCGAGGGGCTTGTCGGTACCCTTCAGGCCCGCAACCTTCTCGAGCCAGTCGATCGCCGCCCGGCGGTATTCACTGACCTGCTCGAAAATCAGATCGGTGTTCGCCCGGCGGCATAGGTTCCACACCGCGATATTCTTGCAGTGCTCCAGAAGCGTGGCGTGGCGGTCTTCTCCCGTGGCCGAGAATATCGCCTCGCAGTCGTATTTGGCATTCAGGTAGCTCCGCGCCTCGTCGATGGCTGCCAGGATCGCCATACGGATCGTGACGGCGCTTGTGGTGATGTTCTGCAGCTGGTATTCGCAGATCGCCGTGTATAAGTCCTCCTTTTCGATGAACATGGCTTACAGGCTTTGATATTCGTCGATGGCGTCGAAACACGGGCAGGCCTTCATCCACTCCCACGGCTCGATGATCCCGTCGCCGTTCAGGTCGGGCGAGAAGTCGCGGTGTCCGCAGATCATGGCGTCGGGGAACTGTTCGCGGAGCTGTTGTAGCAGAAAGAACAGCGACGCCTTCTGTTCCTCGGTGCGGGTATCTTTGGGCTTGCCGTCGGCGTCCAGTCCTCCGATGTAGCAGATGCCGATGCTGTTGGCGTTGCTGCCCTGCACATGGGCCCCGACCTGGGCGATGTCGCGGCCCTTGCGGATCGTACCGTCAAGCAGGATCACGTAGTGGTAGCCGACCTTGCGGAATCCCCGCTGACGGTGCCAGCGGTCTATGTCTTCGATGCCGAACGGCACCCCCTCTTTGGTTGCGCTGCAATGCAGCACGATGTACTTGATTTTACGCATGTCGTTGAATATTGGATTAGTATTTACGCTGTGCCCGGAGGCCGACGCGGTAGGTCCCCTTTGCCTGCCGGAATACGGTATTGAGTTTCGAGAGTGCGCCTTCTGCCGCATCGGGGCCGTCGACGGCTGCACCTCCGCCCTTCTCGAATGCCAGGTACTGATCGACGAGTTCCTGGAAGTCAGGGCTGTCCCGCTCGTCGATATTGAACCACACATTTCGGCGCTCGAAATAAGACTGCGTAGCTTCGATACGGTCGTATTTGTCAGCCTTCGGGCGCTTATCCGCCTTGACGGGGATGTAGTATCCGCGGGCATCGCCCTCGGCATCGAAGTCGTTGACGAACTCGTCCATCGAGAACAGGCCCTCGATCCAATAGCGGACCTTGCGGCAGTTGTGCAGCTCCGTCGTTTCGTACAGGTCATAGAGCCATTTTGCCAGGACCGTGCGGGACTGCTGGCGCAGAAAGCAGTAGATGAAATGGAACTCGCGGTCTTTCTTGCCGACGAGGATCATCCCCTTATGGCATGCCTGGGCCTTGTAGGAAAGGTCTCCGTAGAAGACCAGGGCGTCATACTCGTTCAGGGGCAGCATCTTCTTCCACTGAATGTCCTCGGCCTTGAACACCTTGCCGTCCTCGACGTGGACGTGCATATACTCGCGCATGAACGACCGCGAGGGGATGCTGCGGTACTTTTTGCGCCAGTGCTCTGCCGAGGTCTTCTCGGGCCAGTTCGGCTCGAAGGTCGTCAGGTCCTTCACGGCGGGCACCGTCAGTACCCGGTGTATGGGCTTTTCGCCCTCCTGCCGGGATTTTTCAGCCAGGACTTTGAACTGCTTTTTAAGGCGGTTTGTGATGCTGTTCTTATGAAAGTTGTTGTTGGCATACACGAATCGCCGGGTCGATCCGTCCGCCTCGTCGAAACATCCCATCAGATCCTCGAAGATCCACTCGACGGCCTCGCGCATCAGACGGTCGTTGTTGACATGACGACGCGTGTCGACATCATCCACGGCGATATAGTCGGGACGCTGCTCCTCCTCGCGGACGCCGCGCGGGTCCTGACCGAAACCGAGAGCCGTGAAGCGCACGCCGTCGGAGGTCAGGAACTCCCCGGACGACCAGTCGCCCTGTTTGTAGCGGCAGCCGTAATCGTTGATCAGGCGTTTGTTGTAGACAAGCTGCGCCTGGCATGCCGAGAGCAGTTTATGCGCCTTGTCCTCGGTCTCGCCGATCAGCAGCATGTAGCGCAGGCGGCCCGTGTACATCAGGTACAGGGGAATACCCATGTCGACGTGTACGGACTTCGCCCCGGATCGGTAAATCTCCCACAAGGCCATGATCACGTCGTTGTCGATGATCTCCTGCGCACCCTGACGGTGGAACCACGCACAGGGCACCTTGGCATAGTTCGGAAAATAGTACTCGAACCAGGTGACGTAATCCTTCTCGATACGTTTCACGCGGGCGATCTTGTCCGCGGGGCGTTCGTGGATGTCTACGACCGAAGCTTTCGCGATGCGTCGGCAATGCTCCTCGTAGTTGTCGATGAGCTTTTGAAATTTCTTGTCGATGTCTGCCATGTGCCGTTACTTTAAGGAATCGACCTGCGCCCGGTGCTGAATGAACATGCGGTGGTATTCTGTGATCTTCACGACCTCCTGGGGGTTGATCTCGGCAACGAAGTTGTCGACCTCCTTCAACACGGAGATCACCACCGACAGCGGGACCTTGCCATCGAAGTATTGCAGGCTTTTGGCTACTTTCGAAAGTCCGTCAGTATCGAGCCGGGCCTTGTTTCTCTCGGCGATCCATTGCATCTCGTCCAGCAACAGTTCGCGGATTTTTCCGGGGGCCGCCAGGCTGGCCTTGCGTTTTTCGTCCCACTTCATACCGCGTCGCCATTCGGACAGCGTGGCCTCACGAATGCCGAGCAACTCGGCAATGCCTGCACAGGTCATTCCCTGTTCTACAAAACAGTTGTAGGCCGCCGTATATAATTTGTGTTTCGGGGTTGTCATATGCTCTTTTTTGTGCAAAGATGGCATGCCGAAACGCGAATGCGAAAAATAGTTCAATACCTTGACAGTCTTTTTGTTGCGTCGGATTTTGAAGCCTATGTTTGCATCAAAAATGAGGCGCATGGCTTTACCGAAATTCATTTTTAACGACGAAACGAAAAAGAACTCGCACGGTTTTTTCCTGCTTAACGGCGGCGGCAAGTTCGAACGCTTCCAGGAGTATTCCCCGATGCTCGACAACCACGATCTCAACCGTCTGATAGGGCGCTGGGACAACCTGCATGTCGAGGGGGCGCTGCTTGTTGCCGATCCTGTCTTCGACGACGGGATCACCCTGGGTGCGGAACGCAAGGGCCAGGTCGAGCGCGGGTTCCTGCGCGGGGCATCGCCCGGCATCGTCATCCTGCGGGCCGAGTACCGCACGAATCCGGCAGGCGGTGAGGACCTCTATGTCACCGAGTGGGAGCTGTTCGAGGGTTCCGTAACCTCCGTGCCGTCGAATGCCGGGGCCGTGACGCTCAAAATCTACACGGGCGACGGCCATCTGGTCGAAGATGGCGACGTGCGTCTTCATGTCGACAACATCGTGAAACTCTGCGCGGAGAGTTCGCCGCAGGGTCGAAAACCCAATATCAAACCAATGGAAAAAATCACCCTTTCCGCCGAGGCATACGTCGCGCTCGGCATCAATCAGGACGCGGACGCTACGGCGATGAGCAAGGCTATCGTGCAGCTGGCTGCCGACCGCAACAAACACAAGGAGACTGCCGATGCCCTGCAGAAGGAGATCGACGCAGCTCGTAAGAAACGCGCCGAGGACATGGTCAATCTGGCCGTTGAACAGGGCAGGATCGGAGCTCCCGCCCGTGAGAAGTACGTCGAGCTCGCCATGAAGGATTACGACCTGGTGTCGGAAACCCTGAAGGCCATCCCCGCGAAGGCTTCGCTGGCGGCTTCCGTCACCAAGATCGCCGGGAACGTGATTCCGGCCGATCGCCAGAACTGGACGCACCTGCGCTGGCTGAAGGAGGACCCCGAGGGCCTTGCGAAGATCAAAGCCGAGAATCCCGAGGTTTTCGAGACCATCCGGAAAAAGCACAACTAATCAAAATCAGACAGATATGCCTATTGAAAAAGAACTGTGGGTTGACATCATCAAAGAGCAGCCCATTCAGGAGGGTGACTTCCTGAACGAATCCGAAGACCTCAGTGCCCTGGTCGACAACAACACGCTGCACCTGGCCGAGGCAGGTGTCGAACCGGAGGTATTCATCGACAACGACACTTATCCGGTCGGTATCGTGCAGCGCGAGGATGTGCCGAAGGACATCCTGCTGCATACCCTCGACACGAAGAACACCGTCGTGCGCAACATCGAGCAGATGCAGGCCGCCTACGACAAGATGCAGAGTGTGACGCGCGGTCATGTGAACGCCCTCACGCGCAAGCGCCGGGCAATGGCCGCCTACAACTGGTGTCCGCTGCAGAACGGTGAGTTCACGCCCGTCCTGGTGACGACCGGCGAAGCCGTCAACGGTCGCCGTCGCCTGACCTTCGACGACCTCGACCTGCTCGAAGCGAAGTTCAAGGCAATGGAGGTCGACATGACGCAGCTGTGCCTGGTCCTCACTACGGAGCACGAAGCCGACCTGAAGTCCGAGAACCGCAAGTTGTACAAGGAGTACATGCGTGACGGGAAGATCGGCAATTTCAAGGTCTTCAGCTACCCGCATCTGCCTCTGTTCGACACCACGACGGGCAAGAAGCAGGCTTTCGGCTCGGCCAAAGGCGAGAACAGCGCGATGGCGTCGATCGCCTGGATTCGTACCGAGGTGATGCGTGCGACGGGTACGGTCGATGTTTTCCACCGCGAGAAGGACCCCGAAGCCCGTGGCGACATCCTGGGCTACCAGCAGCGTTTCTCGGCCCTGCCTCTGCGCAACAAGTACATCGGAGCCATCTATTCGGGTAAGTAGTCATGGAAGGAGCTGTGCAGTATCTCGGTCAGTATGCGATCAAGGCGTCCCTGGTGGCCGCAGCCTATTTCGCACCATGCCAGGAGGTAATCGGCATTGTGTTCCTGTTCTGGCTCGCCGATCTCGTCTTCGGTGTTCTCGCCAGCAAGAACCGCCACGCACCTCGATCGTCGCGCCGAATGCGCAAGAGCGTAGGCAAACTGATCGGCTACATGGCCGCGATACTGCTGGCCTTTCTGATCGACAAGCTCGTCCCGAATCTGTGGATCATTCCGCACCGACTGATGGCGGCCTACCTGTGCGTCTGCGAGCTTATCTCGATCCTCGAGAACCTGGCGATCATCACGCAGGCCAAAGCCTTCGTGTCGCTGATCAAGCTGATCCGTGGCAAGAACGACGAAAACGTAATTTACGATTTGATCAATGAGAAAAATGCTGATTATTCTGCTCGCAGCCCTTTTGGCCGCGTGCAGTCCAAGCCTCAAACTGCAATCTTCGCAGACGGAGGCGACCGATACGGTGACCGTGACCGAACAGGTCCGGGATACGGTGGTGGTCCTCGAACGCGACCAGTCGATGCTCCGGGCGCTTCTCGAATGCGACAGCGTGGGTCAGGTGCAGATGCGCCGACTGATGGAGTACCAGGCGGGGAACCGCTTGAAGCCTCCCGACATCGAGGTCCGCGATAATGTCCTGACGGCTACGGCCCAGGCCGACAGTATGGCTATTTACCTGACTTTGAAAGACCGCATCGAACGCCATACGTCCACCCGCAAAGAGTTTCAAGTCGTCGAGGTCAATCGCCTGAATACCTGGCAGCGGACCTGGATGCGTATCGGACAGGTTTCAGCCGTGTCGCTGATCCTGTTCGGGGTCTATAAAACCCGCAAACTGTTAAAAATCTGAAAACATGGATATTAAAGACATGAGCGCCGAGCAGCGCAAGGAGGAGCTGGCCCGCCTGGCTGATGCCGTGAAAGCCGCAAAAGCCGAGACCAAAACCGCAAAGACACGGGTCGCCGAGGGTAAGGACGCCGTGAAAGGCGCTAAAACCGCCGAGGAGAAGGCTGCTCTCAAGGAGAGCCTGGCGGCCCTGGAAGCGGCTTGTCAGACCGCCACGGCGAAGGTTGCCGAGGCCGTAGCCCGGGAGGCTGATTTCCGCGCCGAGGCCAAAGCCATCGAGGATGCCGAGAAGGCCGAAGCGGATCAGGCCCGCAGGGAAGCCGAGGAGGCTGCCGCCGAGCAGGCCCGGAAGGCCGACCCGTTCCAGGCCCTGGCCGAGAAGTATGCGAAAGCCTATCCCGACTGCAAGGCCTTCCACATCACCAGCGACAGACAGGTGTTCCTCGACAAAGACAAGAACCTCGCGCAGTACCATCAGAAGGGCCTCGGCGAAGGCAAAGTACGAACCATTAACGTGCGATAACCATGGCATTACCTAACGTAACCATCAACCTTGAGAACGGGAACCTGGGCCGTATCGCACAGAGCGACGACGGTGTCGCCGGGCTGATCCTGACGGGCGCCGCCGTCTCCGACAAGCTCGCGCTGAACGAGGTCTACCTGATCAACTCCTCGCGGGACATCGCCCGGCTGGGCATCACGGCTGAAAACAACCCCCTTGCACACAAGGAGCTGACGGCCTTCTATACGGAGACGGGCGACGGCGCCGAGCTGTACCTGCTCGTCGTTTCCGAGGCCACGCTGCTCTCGCAGATGTGCAGCATCGAGGAGGGCTCGCCGCTGAAGAAACTGATCACCTACGCCAAAGGCCGCATCCGCCTGGTCGGCATCAACCGTCTGCCGCCCGACGAGTACAGCGCCGACACCACCGATACGGGCATCGACAAGGATGCCGTGACGGCGGCCACCGCGGCGCAGTCCGTCGGCGAGAGCTTCGCCCGGAAGGTGATGCCTTTCCGGTGCCTGATTCCCGCCGCTGGCTGGGACGGCAAGACCGACAAGCTCTACAAGCCCCGCGAGGGCAGCACCAACCGTGTAGGCTTCGTCATGGCCTGCGACGATCGGACGAACAAGACCGCTGCAATCGGGCAGATGCTCGGACGCGCCGCACGGATTTCCGTAAACCAGTCTTTGGCCCGCGTGAAGTCGGGAGCGATCACCGCCGAGGGATGGCTGACCAACGGCAAGACCCCCGAGGAGTGCGACGCGATGCTCGACCTGCTGGACGAGGCGGGTTACATCATCTACCGCTCTTTCTCGAAGAAGAACGGCTACTACCCGAACGACGACCACATGGGGGCCCCGCTGTCGGACGATTACAGCAACCTGAACTACGGACGTGTGGCGGACAAGGCCACGATCTACGCCTATACTGCCTACATCGAGGAGATTCAGGACGACATCGAGACCGACGACGAGGGCAACATCCCGCAGGAGATGTGCTCGTACTACGAACGCCTGATCGACAACGCCGTCGCAGTGGCGATGCAGGGCGAGATCAGCGACTTCAAATCGTATGTCGATCCGGCGCAGAATGTCCTCTCGACCCGGCGCATGGCGGTTTCGTGCAGGATCAGACCGCGGGGCACGCTGCGGTACATCATCGTAAACCTCGGATTTGAGAATCCGGCAATCAAGCAGTAGCAGCATGAAAATACGAATCAACGGAAAAGAGTACGACTGGGGCACCATCAAGATCATCATGTGGGGCCGCCCGGTGGTCGGAGCGACCAGTGTCGACTACAAGCTCGCCAAGGCAAAGGAGGCTCTGTATGCTGCAGGGCGTTACGCCAAAGGCATCCAGCACGGTCAGCGGGCCGCGTCGGGAACTCTGACGCTGCTGCAGAGCGAGATCATCGCCATGAACCGCGCCGCCCGTGAAAAAGGCTACAAGGACATCCTCGACGTGGATGTGGATATTCTGATCTCCTACATCCCCGAGGACAGCACGGCCATCACGGTCGACCAGATCATCTGCGCCTCGTTTTCGGAACTCCCCTCGGGCATGAAGGCGGGGGACATGAAAAGCGAGCACGCCATGCCGTTCGTCGCTCTCGACATCGACTACGACATCGCGTCGAAATAAAACAAGCCCACGGCATCGGACCGTGGGCTGTTTAAACACCCTTTAAACCCGCATAAAATCATTATGGAAAAGAAGGATATGACCGCGAAAATCGCGGCATGGAAGAAGAAACACGGCGACGTGTTCGCCTATGAGGTCGACGGTAAGACCTGCTACCTGCATCGCCCGGGACGGGATGTGATCGCTGCTGCATCGGTGATCGGCAAAGAGGACCCGTTCAAGTTCGCCGAAGTCATCCTGTCGAACTGCTGGCTCGGAGGCGATGAGGAGCTGCGTGACGACGACCGCTATTTCATGGGGCTGTCGCAGCAGATTTCGGAAATCGTAGAGATCAGGGTCGGGGAAGTAAAAAAACTTTGAGCGGCACCGAGGTCGTCAAGGGTGACGGGTGGCTGCATGCGGGCAACGCCCTGATCCGCTCGGTGCTGCACATGGACCCCGACACGCTGTCGGACGAGGCGTGGGGCTTTCAGGTGAGAATGGCCGAATGGGTGGAGAATGAGCGGGTACGCAGATATACGCCTACCGCCTGATTTGCCACAGGTCGCGCCACTTGTCGATGTGCATGGCACATTTGAAGCCCTCACCCAAAAGGTTAAGCAAAGCGGCAGCCACAAAGATCAAGAATATCCAACCTGCAACAGTCATAGCAATACAGTTTCTGCAAATATATGGATAATCGCGCAAATTACCAAGTAGATATCGGCGGGAATGTCTTCATCGCGATACAGAATATGTTTGCGGAGTTCACAAAGATCGTGCAGGTCGTCGAGAAAGTCGACGAATCCGTGCAGAACTCGACCCGGCAGATTACGGAACACGTTGACAAGTCGGCCAATGCATTCGGCGGTCTGCAAAAACAGATCGAGCGAATCAGTCTGACCTCCATTATCGAGCAGGTCAAACAATTAGCCGAAGGTGTTGCGAATTTAACAGGTCCCGGCATCGGCTTCGAGCAGTCGATGGCCGACCTGTCGTCGATCACGGGTATCGCGGGCGACGAGCTGCGCGACCTGGGGAAAGTCGCCCGGCAGACGGGTAAGGAGAGCGGGCTGGGTGCGCAGCAGGCGGCGAATGCCTTTGCCCTGCTGGCCTCGCAGATTCAGGTGGACAAGATCGGCATGGAGGGGCTGAAGGCCCTGCAGCAGAACACCATCACGCTGTCCCATGCTGCAGGGATGTCGATGAACGATGCCGCCACGGCCCTGGCCGGAACGATCAACCAGTTCGGTCTTCAGGCTACGGAGGCCAACCGGGTGATCAACATTCTGGCGGCAGGTTCGAAGTACGGAGCCGCGGAGATCGTCGACCTTTCGCAGTCGTTCAAGGTCGTCGGTGCGGCGGCCAATGCCGCAGGCCTCACGGTCGAGGACACGGCAGGTGCGATCGAGGTTCTATCGAAAAATAACCTGAAGGGAGCCGAAGCGGGTACGGCCCTGCGCAACATCATGCTGAAGATGCAGACCGTCCTCGGCGTGGACTTCCGCAAAAACAGCTTCTCGGATGCCCTCGATGCCCTGAAGCCCCGCCTGACGGATGCCGCCTATCTGTCGAAAGTGTTCGGCATGGAGAACATCGCCGCAGCGCAGTTTCTGATCAAGAACTCGGATGCCGTGGCCGAAATGACCGCCCAAGTCACGGCCACCAATGTCGCCCAGGAGCAGGCCGCGATCCGCACCGACACCGTGCAGCAGATGATGGCACGCTGCCAGGCCCGGATCGACGACCTGAAGATCGGGTTTTTCGAACTTACGGGATCAACTGGCGGTTACGCCACGATCATCGCGCAGCAGGCTGTAACTGTTTCGCAACTCTTACCCCTGTTCGGGCTGTTCGGCAAGGCGATCGGTTTTGTCACCAGCGCGGAAAAACTACACACCGTGTGGGCCGGAGCCGTAAAGGCGGCAACGGTGGCATGGACAGGCGTACAGTGGCTTTTGAACGCTTCTCTGTGGGGCTGTCCGGTCACCTGGATCGTGGCAGGGATCACGGCCCTGATCGCCGTCATCACCGTTTGCGTTACGAAGGTCGAGGGCTGGGGCAAGCAGTGGGACAGCGTCGTCAAGTTTATGAAGCTGACGGGCAAGTTGTTCGTCGAAACGATCAAGTACGAGTTCAGCACGATGGTCAACGGCATTATGATCGGCCTGGATTACATAAAACTCGGGTGGTACAAGTTCAAGAAGGCCGTAGGCCTGGGCGACAAGGCCGAGAACGAGGCGATGATCTCGCAGATTTCGGGCGACATCGACAGCCGCAAGAAGGCCATCGTCGACGGGGCCAAGAACCTGAAGAACCTCGCCCAGGATGCCGGGAGTTCCCTCTCCTGGGAGCTCTCCTGGAAAAACGGCAAGAATGGCGCAGCCAATGCCGTCAGTCCGTTGATTGCGGCTTCTGAAACCCCGGACGGCACGAAGACGCCCCGCACGAAACAAAAGGTAAACATCGACTTCTCCAAGACGGGGACCGGGACCGGGTCCGGGAGCAAGACGGTGCTCGATCTGAACAAGATCATCCCCGACATGAAAGGATCGGCGGCCTACACGGCCATCGCCTCGCGGCTTTCGGCGGTGCGGGTTCCGTCCCTGGCGACCGCGGCGGCATCGTTGGCCATGCCGCTCACGGTGGCGGCGACTACGCTCCCGCAGTCCGGGGGAACGGCCCGGCCGACACCGACGGAACTGGCATACGACAGTCAGCGCCGCGGAGGTGTCACGATGAGCAAATTCTGCGACACGATCGAGATACACATCGCCAACGCCGACGGGAAGGGCTACAATCAGATCGAGGAGGAAGTCACTGCCGTACTGAAAAAAGTCTTGGACGAATATGAAGCATAAGTATAACATCGAGCACCTGCTGCAGTCGATCATCGGCTATAAGGGCCTGCCTTATCCGGGAGCCTTTTCCCCGAATCGTCCGGCCGGCAGCTACACCGGGGACAACTTCGACATCCCGACCTCTCCAGCTCCACAGCAAGAGCTCGTGAAAGGTACGCGCCTGTACAAGAAGGATGCCCTGGGCAGGTGGTACTTCATGCCCGTATTCATCAGGCATCATGACATACGGGGCGAGGATCACACCCTCGAGCTGGAGAACGCCGTGATCAGCATTACCGGAACCAAGAACATCGTGCGCACGCCCCTGGTGGGCCGCCGCGGGTCGGTCAAGGAGCTGATCAGCATCGGAGACTACAAAATCTCCGTCGCGGCCTTCATCAGGTCCGCAGACGGCAGTTATCCCGAGGCGCAGATTGCGCGCATGAAGGAACTTTACAACATCAACGAATCGGTCGAACTGATCTGCGTGTTGACGGACCTGCTGCTCGACGAGGGCGACCGGGTCGTGATCACGGACATCCAGTACCCGCCGACGCCCGGTGTGGAGGATGGCCAGGCGGTGACGATCGAATGCGAAACGGATTCACCTTTTGAACTGATAGTGCAATAGCCATGTATCTACCGTGCAGTAAAATAACCATCGGAAGCAAGTATTTCGGCGGAGTGCATGACATCAAGATCAAGCGCTCGATTCATACGATCGGGGCCACGGCTTCGGTGAAGGTTCCGGTGACGGCGGTGCTCCGGCAGACTGGGACCCCTCCGGCCTACGTCGAGACTGCACAGGTGATCAAGGCGGGCGATCCGGTAGAAATCCAACTCGGGTATGACGGACGCCTGTACACCGAATTTCGGGGTTATGTGAAGCAGCTGAACTTGCAGACGCCCCTCGAGATCGTTTGCGAGGACGAGTTCTACACTACCCGCCGCCGGAATGTCACGATTCAGGGAAAGACCACGCTCGCGGCGGTCCTGAAAGCCTGCGGCCTGCAGGTGGGATATGCCGCGACGCTGACCCTCGAGGCATTCCCTGCGGACAATAAGCCCGTGGCGTGGGTCCTGGGACAGTTGCAGACCAAGTACGGCCTGGCGGTATGGTTCGACCTCGAGGGGCGTGTCTACGCCTGCGAGCCTTACAAGGTCGTCGGCGATGCCGTGAAATACCGCCTGCGCTACAACGTGGTGAAGGACGACGATCTGAAATATCAGCGGGCCGAAGACGTGAAGCTGAAGATCAAGGCCGTGTGCATCTACAAGGACGGGACGAAGGTCGAGGCCGAGATCGGTCCGAAGGACGGGACGGAGAAGAAGCTGTACTTCTATGACGTGAAGGATCAGCAGGAACTGGCAGCCCTGGCGGCGGCAGAATTGAAGCGATACAGCTACGACGGTTATGCAGGCAGGATCACCGCCTTCCTGCAGCCCTATGCCGCCCCGTGCATGGTGGCCGAGATCGAGGACGAGGTCTACCACGAGCGGGACGGACGGTATTACATCGAAGGAGTAGAAACAACCTACGGGACGGGCGGAGCACGCCGGACCGTGGAAATAGGGATAAAAATATGAGCAGTGAGAAAGAGATACGCGAGGTCCGCATGATGTTATCAGAGCGGTTGCGCAATGCGGCAAAGGCGGCCATGTACGGCACGGTCAAAAGTGTCGACGAGAACGCCAGGACGTGCGACGTGCAGATCGGCGGCATTGTTTACGAAGGGGTGCTGCTGTACTCCGTCGAGAAGGAGAACCTGCGCGGGAGGGTGCTGATCCCCAAGAGGGAGAGCGCGGTGATCGTCGCCCGGATCGACGCGAGCGACCGCTTGTATGTGGCGTTGTTCTCCGAGATCGACAAGGTGGTCTTCACCCTCGGGGATCAGGTGACCATGACCTGCGATGGGGAACGGATCGAGGCCTCGGCCCCGAAGATCGTCCTGAACGGCGGCGAGCTGGGCGGACTGATCAATATCGAGCCGCTCACCCGCAAGATCAACGACCTGATCGAGGCCTTCAACACGCATACGCACACCATTCCCTCGGGAGCGGTGGCCGTGACCGGAAGCGCATCGGCGCAGAACAATCCCAAGCCCGTAGAGGTTCCCGCCCCGGCATCGAAGCACGACAAGGTCCGGCGCGGGGATTATGAGGACACCAACGTAACGCATTGATACGATGATCGACATTTTACAGACATCGACGGGGGACGTGGAGCTGTCCGACGATCTGATCCGGACCGAGGCGACGGAGCAGCACAAGCGGGACCTGCTGCTGGCAAGCCAGGGCGATTTCAAGGAGGCGCCCACCGTCGGCGTCGACTGTGTATCGTTCCTGCATGACACCGATCCGGCGGACTTCCTCCGAACCGTGCGCAAGCAGTGCGAGCGCGACGGAATGCGGGTCGATGCCGTGGACTACGCTACGGATGGAACATTGACGATAAGCGCAGAATATGACGACAGCAACAGTTAAGGCCCGGCAGACGGTCTACGACATCGCCCTCGAGCAGTATGGAACCTGCGAGGCCGTGGGCGAAATCCTTGCCCTGAATCCACAGATCGCCAACGATCCGGAAGCCCTCGTGCAGTTGGGGATCGACAGCATTGGCGAAACGGGGTTTTACCTGGACGTGGCCGTCGCGCCGGGGACACAGCTGCGCATCGACGACGAAAGCGGCCTGATGCGCAAGAACACGCTCAAAGAGTTGGGAAACGACATAACAACCTACCGATATGGCCAGAACGATTAACGACATACAGCAGTCGATCATCACCGACCTGCAGACCTATTTCCCGAAGCTCTCGACCTCGAAGGTCGCCGAGTGGCGGCTGTGGACCTATGTGGTCGCAGCGGCGATCCACGCCTTTGAAATAATTCTCGATCTGTTCCGTCAGGAGGTTGACGAGCTGACGGCCAAGATCACTCCGGGCACCAAATTGTGGTATGCCGAAATGTGCTACCGTTTTCAGAACGGACATACACTGGTATTCGACAAGAACACGGCGCAGTTCTACTACGAGCAGGACGACCCCGACAGCCGGATCGTGAAGGTCGTGGCCGTGAACGAGGTCTATAAGATGATTTCGATCCGCGTGGCCAAAACCGACGGAGAGGGCCGGATCATCCCTCTGGACGACAGCGAACGCCGCAACCTGGCCGACTACATCGACACGATCCACACGACGGGTATTCCTACGACGATCGTAAGCACGACTGCCGATACGATACGTTACAACCTGGAGGTGTACTATGATCCGGCGGTCCCCTCGAGTGTCGTGCGTGAGCAGGTCGGACAGGCCCTCGAGACGTTCAAGACCTCGCTGTCATTCGATGCCGTATTCTATGCCCAGCGGCTCGTAGACGCCGTCATGCACGCCGAAGGTGTCGTGACGGTAAAGGTCGTAAGGCTCGAGCATAAGACCAGCGCCGGGGCGGACTTCGCCCCCGTCGATGTGTTGGCCGAACTGGCCGCAGGGTATTTCGAGTACGCAGCCGAGGGGAACACGCTGACCCTGACATCTACCAAATCGCTATGAGGAACTATAAGATAGACTTCCGGAACCAGGTGCGGCAGCTCCTGCCGGAACACAAGCGTCAACCCGTCCGTCTGCGGATTCTGCGGGCCTTTGTAAAGCCGCTGGCGGACCTGTTCGCCGCCTTCAGCCTGTGGCGCGACGAAACCCGTAAACTGCTCAACGTGACCAATCAGGAAGGAGTGCTCGAACAGTTCCTGCGCAACAAATACGGAGCGGCGGACATCACGATCGAATCCTACCGTGAAACGGGGTTTGCGGTCGGGATACGCTCCGAAGGTGTGGGCGTGGCAGTCCCCGTGGGACTGAACAGGGGCGAAGGTACTCCGGCGGTAGTATCGCTCCGGGGAGAGAACCGCGAGCAGTTCGGGGATGTGGACTTCATCGTCCATGTTCCGGCAGGTGTCGATGCCGAACAGATACGGGCTGACATCGAGAAATACAGGGCTGCTTTAACAACGTATAAAATAGACCAAAGATGAAAAGACAAACACAAGTGCTCGGCGTCCGTAACTGGTACGGCGATGCGTTCGTATCACTCCAGGAGGAGCCGCTGAAGGTGATCGACGGCTTCTTCTCCCAGTACGGGGCTTTTGTCCTTTCCGGATGCGAGGTGAAGGCAAACGGCAGCAAGTACGACATAGCGCCCGGTCTGGTCGTGCTCGAAGGGTCCGGGGCCGACAATGCGACGGTCAAGGTCGTCGTGCCCTTTGCCGGGATTACTGCGACAGCCCTGCCCGTCTACCTCACACTGGGCTACGAGACCGAAACGGATGTCTACAACGACGGCAACGTCAAGCCCATCGCCCACATCTACAAGGCTGTGGCAACAACCGTAAAACCTGCGGGCAGCTATGTGCTGATCACCCGGGACGGCGGCGTGCGGTTCATCGACGCGATTCAGGATGCTACACATCGGCTTATCACTGATAACGAGCGCACTGCCTGGAACAAGGCCATTCAGGACGTAGCGAAATATACACCATTCGATTACGTTGTGGATAGCAACGCTACTTTGGCTGGACTGAACAACAACCCCAATGCGACGTGTGTTCTGATCAAGAAAGGGACATGGACGGCTCCATCAAGTGGCATTCTGCTGCATCCCAATACCAAACGGATTGTTGGACAGCCCGGAAGCCTCGTCCAATAT